CTCGATGACCTTGTGCAACGCTTTGAACCGTTTGCCTGATGGGTTCTTAAGCCGCGTCAGCTCGTCGAACACGACCGCATCAAAGTCGAGCGCTTGCTCCGACAGCCATAGCAGGTTGTCGTAATTGGTGACAACCACTGGCGCGTCGGACGCAAGCGCACGCGCCCGTTGGGCGGGAGAGCCGACGGCCACTGCGATCTCAAGACCTGGCGTCCAAAGTGCCGCTTCTGCCGGCCAGACCGACTGCGCGACACGCAGCGGCGCGAGCACAAGAAAGCGCTTGGCGTGTCGCTCGTCGAGCATCGCTTTCATAGCCGTGAGCGCGGTCGCGGTCTTGCCCGCACCGACCCACGCGAGGATCATCGCGCGGTCGTTAGCGAACAAGAAGTCTGCGGCCTCGTCTTGGTAAGGTCTAAGCCGCATTTTTTTCTTTTAGCTTTGCATCGACCATGTAAACGAGCGCCTGCCAGTTTGTTTTGTCGCCGAACGTCGCTCGATTAACTAGAGCGCGCGCTTCATCGTCCGTCAGTTCGACCCATTCTCGCGGTGCGGTGTAGAGCGGCATAGATTCTGTGACGTAAGGCGGCGGCTCGATTTCCGTAAGCACCCAGTCGCCGACGAACTCGCCCTTAACTTCTTTCCATCGCCACGCCACCGGCTCCGCAGCCTGCTCGATGGCGGTGCGGAGGGCGGTGATGGCGGCGTGTGCCTGACCCCGCGCTTCGCTGTCTGCAAGCGTTGATGGTATGCGGCTGAAATGTCGTGTGATGTGCTCCAACGCCTCAAGCGCCTGCTTCATTGCTTCGATGCTCATTTCTTCTCCCCGATGCCGTGCGCGGCTTCGATGGCTCTCGCAATGTCGTATGCATCGTTGATTGATGCTTCACCCATTTCGTCGCAATACCGATTCCAAATGTCGTCAATTTGATCCTCCGTCAGCGGCTGGCGCTGTGTAACTTTCGGCTTGTATTCAAACATCGCCTTGTCCCACTCGTTTCGCCACCGCATAACTCGTTCCATAACGCGATCACGATCCAGTCGATCATCGTTGTCAACGTCCATGCACGTTAGATCGGCGGTCAGTTTCATGGCTGCGGTATTAACAGCTTTCAATACACCTTCAACATTCGCGCAAAGTGTCGCCACATCGTGCAGTCGCTGTTCCGTCCGTTTAAGTTCAGCTCTCAGCCTCTGAATCTCATCCAGCATTTCAGCGAACTTTTCGTCGTATGCTTTTACCGTGTCCCAGTCAGGCTTGAAATCATTGATTGATTGTGGTGCTGCGTAGAGGGGCGTTCCGACTGGCGGTACGTAGCTGATGTAATCAATTTCACCACGTTCATTCAGAACTTCGCCTACCGGCTCCTGCTTCCCTGCCTGCTCGATGGCAGCGCGTAGATTGTCCATCGCTGCGTCGATCTCACCCGGCAGAGCGATAGCGTTCTCGCCAATGCTGAGTTGATTGATTTGCTCCAACACTTCCAATGCCTGCTTCATAACTTCGATGCTCATCTCCGTCTCCACAAAAAACGCAGTGTCAGTCCATCAACGAAGTGCTTCTTGAACCGCGTCTCCGGTGCCCATGCGACGTAGCCAGTGAGAATGCCGACTGCCCACCCGTAGAAAAACAGTTCAGTCATAGCCAACTCCATGCGAGCACATACTTCCGACGCCCATCGCGCACATCAATCTGCCGATATTTTCGTGGCAGTCGTTTTGCAAAATATCTCGCTCGACCAAGAGAGCGAGTGGCGATGAAGTTTGTGTAGCCGCGCGGTGTCACTAATGGGCGCTTTAGCATCACGCAGAAGAATTTCATATCTCCCCCTTCAGCACTTTTGCTGCGTGCAAGTAATAGTTGTACTGCCCTCCAGACCGCTCGTGCAGGCGCTCCAGCATCAGGATGCACCGATCACGCTCGTAGGCTGCAACACGCTCTGCAAAGCGCATCAAAAAGTCTGCATCTTTTTCTGGCGTCTCTGATAGCTCCCAAAACGCTCCGGCCTCAGCAGCGATCTTCAGGATCTCGTCTCGGTTCATTTCGCACCACGCTGTTCGGCTTCCATCTCGCGCAGGTCCATCGCCACGTCCGCGACGCCGTGCCAGTCGCACCGTGCGATCATCACTTGCAAATACTGAATCAAAATTGCTCGCTGTTCTTCGTAGCTCACGATTGCATCTCCTTGATCAGTTGATCCACGTCTTCCTTCGACCAGACCACGCGCACGTTCTGCTGTAGTCTTTGCATCTCTGCGATGAAGATGTTTTGCAAGGTCGACAGGCGACCGCCGTCTTTCTTCACCTCAACAAACCACACCACGCCCTGCGGCAGCACCACCAACCTGTCCGCCACGCCACGGTTCGAGGGCGAGACGAACTTGTAGGCCACGCCACCGATGTCCTTTACCCGGCGCACCAGGTATCTCTCTATGTCGCGCTCTAAAATTTTTGATCTCCCACATGTTTCAAAGTTTAGACCGTTGCAAACTTCAAAGCAATGGTATACCATGCGGTTTCCGTTAGTCAACTCTAGGAGATTGAAGTGAACTTGATGGACCAGAACAAGCAAGTCTCGCTATACGAGCAGGCCGCGTATGAACTGCGCGGTATCGTCTACGTGCCGCACTACCGAAACAGCGACATCTTCGTCGGCCCCGGCTACCCGCGCCACAACGTGACGCGCTACTCGGCTGAAGAGCTGATGCTGATGGGTGCGGTTCCTCGCGTCGAGTTCCTGTGGTCGCGCGGCACGAGCGGTCGCGTTGATGCGAGGAACCCATGAGCCATTCTAAAATCGTAGGCGGCTCGACCGCCGAGCGCGTGATGAACTGCCCCGGCAGTGTGGCGCTTAGCGCCACGATGCCGCCGCAGGTCGAGAATGACGCCATGCGGGAGGGCACGCGCCTGCATGAGCTGGTGGCTGAAGTGTTGAACGAGCGGATCGACTCGCGCTCGATTGACGACGAGAAGGTGCTGGACGCGCTTGATCTGTTCGACAACCAGTTCGACCCCAAAGCCGAAGCGCTGTTCGACGTCGAGGCGCGCGTAGCGTTTCCGTGGGACAAGACGATCTTTGGCACCGCTGACGTGATCGGGTGCTTGAGCAAGACCAAGGGCTTCGTCATGGACTTCAAGTTCGGCGACAACTATCAGGTCGACGCCGAAGAGAACGCCCAGCTAATGTTCTACGCCGCTGCGGCGCTTGAGAGCGGTCACTGGTCGATGCAAGGCCGCACGGACGTCGAGCTTGTCATCATCCAGCCGCCGTACATCCGACGCTGGATGATCGACATCCGGCGCTTGCATGACTTCAGCGCCGATCTCAAGCGCGCGGTTAAGCTCGCGCAAGAGCCCGACGCGCCGATTGTCGAGGGTGAGCACTGCCGCTTCTGCCCAGCGAAGGCCATCTGCCCGAAGAAGACCGGCGCTGCCGAGCGGGCGGTGCTGGTGGCCATCGACAGCATTGGACCGGAGCAGATTGGCCACTGGATGGACGTCGCGCAAAATCTGGAAGACTGGGCGTCTGACGTGCGCAAGCTCACGCAGCAGGCGCTGGAGGCCGGTCGGCCCGTGCCAGGCTGGAAGCTCGTGAACAAGCGCGCCCATCGGACGTGGGCGGACAAAAAGGCCGCGCTGGCTGCGTTGACTGCGCTGGCGCCGGACGTCAGCTTCACCGAGATCGTGTCGCCTGCGCAGGCCGAGAAGGCGTTGAAGACAAAGTTACCGGAGGGGCTGACCTCTCAGGTATCATCAGGGTTGACCATTGCAGAGGAGGCTGACAGCCGCCCTGCCGCGGTCACAATCGGGTCGACGCTTGTGTCGGCCCTTTCTAAACTAGGGTGAAAATCATGTCAAATCTCGTAAAGTTCGCATCTGCTGGTCTTCCTGCTGTTCAAACGCTCGCCACCAGCCTTCGCACGCTGGAAACCGTAGCGCCTATGTCGTCTGCCATCATCAAGATGGACAAGACGGGCCACTGGGTCTATGGCGCCGATCAGACCGAAGCTGAAGATGACGCCCGCTGGGCGGTCAACCCTTTCTCGTTTGTCCACGGCTTCATCGCGTGGGGCGACGGTGAGGTGCTGGCCGAGAAGATGGCGTCTGTGACCCAACCGCTGCCAGAGCTTGACGCCGCGCCCCCAAGCGCGAAGAAGGGCTGGGAGCAGCAGGTAGGGTTGATGTTGAAGTGCCTGTCTGGCGAGGACGCGGGCCTTGAGTGCCGCTACACCACGACGTCAGTGGGCGGCAAGCGCGCCGTGCAGACGCTTGCCGTGGCGATCGCGGCGCAGGTGGAAAAGGATCCCGAGCGCCCCGTGCCGATCGTGACGCTGGGCAAGGATCACTATCAGCATAAGTCGTACGGTCGCATCTACACGCCGGTCTTTGAGATCGTCGAGTGGGTGTCGATGGACGGCGAAGAGGCCGCGCCTGAAGCTGAAGCGGGCGCACAGCCCCGCCGTCGTCGTCGCGCAGCAGCGTAATGGTGACGCCCAGCCGGCGGTGGCGTCTAACACCGGCAGCAGGCGCGGTGCCACTGTCTGTCTCCTTCGCACCGTGAGTCTGCTGACAGCCCGGAAAGACGGGCATCCAATACACTAGGGTGAGGTATGCGATTTTTCACCGGGTTGCATCAGCCATCTGATGCCAAGCACTTCGATTCCGCGTTCATAAGCGTGAACCGTTTGCGTAAGCGCAAGGGTCCGTTTGAGGTTGGCGACTGGATAATGGACAGCGGCGCGTTTACCGAGATCAGCACGCACGGACATTACCGGCATGACGTTAGCGAGTACGCTAGCGAAATCAGTCGTTGGTCGCGCAACGGTAGCCTGTTGGCGGCGGTTGCTCAAGATTGGATGTGCGAACCGTTTATTGTCGAGAAGACCGGACTGTCGGTGCCGCAGCATCAGCAGCTCACCGTTGATCGATACGACGCGCTTAAGGATCATGACACCAACGGCGTCTACGTCATGCCCGTGCTGCAAGGCTATGCTTGTGAAGACTACCTGCGGCACGTTGACTTGTACGGTGATCGTTTGCAAACCGGGGCATGGGTAGGGGTTGGGTCCGTTTGTAAGCGCAACGGCAAACCGCAAGAAGTAGAAAAAGTGCTGACGACCATCAAATCGGCGCGGCCAGATCTGCGACTCCACGGCTTTGGCCTAAAGACGACGGCGCTGTCGCACATGCCCGTGCGGCAGGCATTGCATACCGCCGACTCGATGGCGTGGTCGTTTCACGCTCGAATCAACGGTCGTAACGGTAATGACTGGCGTGAAGCAAAAGCGTGGACCGCAAAAATTGAGGCGAGAATTCATGCTGTGGCTTGACTTTGAAACCCGCAGCGAGTGTGACCTACCCGCTCGCGGCCCGTACAACTACGCTCGTCACCCGTCGACGCAGGTGCTCTGCATGGCCTATGCGGTCGACGACGGTGACGTAGAGTTATGGACGCCCGATCAGCCGTTTCCTCGTGAGATCCTGACGCATCAGATCCGCGCACATAACGCGGCGTTCGAGCGGCTGATTCTTTGGTACGTCCTCTGCCCCGACCTTGACCTGCCAGAGCCTGCGCTTGAGCAGTTCTACTGCACCGCTGCGCAAGCGCGGTCGAACTGCGCGCCTGGTAGCCTTGAGGATGTCGGGCGGTTCGCGGGCGCCAGCATGAAGAAAGACCACAAGGGCGCTGCGCTTGTGCGGAAGTGCTGCTTGCCACCGTTCAAGCATACCGCTGACGACTTGGCCGCGCTCTTCGAGTATTGCAAGCAGGACGTGCGCGCCATGCGCGCGATCAGTAAGAGTCTGCGCGACCTGTCGCCTGAAGAGCTGGCCGACTACCATGTCAACGAGCGCATCAACGACCGGGGCGTCAAGGTGGACGTTGAGCTGTGCCTCGCCGCTATGCGCTACAGCGAGGCCGAGCGGGTCGAGATCGAGGCGCGCGTAGTGGAACTGACCGAGGGCGCGGTGACGTCCGTGCGATCGCCTAAGATGCGCCAGTGGGTGCTGGAGCGGCTGGGTCCGGAGGCCCGCAAGCTCGCGCGCTCGAAAGACAAAGACTCGATTGACAAGACCGTGCGAGCGAACCTGCTTGCGATGGAGAATCCTGATGAGGTACCGCCCGCTGTTGCCGAGGTCATCCAATGCGCAGACGACCTCTGGGCGTCGAGCACTGCGAAGTTTGGCCGCCTCGCGGCGCTGGCTGATGATGAAGATCAGCGCGTACGAGGCGCATTTGTTTTTGCTGGAGGCGCAGCGACAGGCCGCGCTGCGTCATATGGAGCGCAGGTCCACAACTTCCCACGAAAATCTGCCAAGGAGCCCGTTGAACTTCGACACGCCCTCGTTCGAGGCCACGCTGTCGTGCCTCGGTTCGGAAAGCGGGTCACTGACGCCCTGAAGTCAATGCTGCGCCCGGCACTCGTCGCTGATCACTCGTTTGTGGTCGCTGACTGGTCGGCCATCGAGGGCCGGGTCAACCCGTGGCTGTGCGGCGCTGAAGCAAAGCTCGACATCTTCCGTCAGCGCCTTGACCCGTACAAGGTCAATGCGGCGGCCACCTATGGCGTGCGGTATGAAGACGTCACCGACGAGCAGAGACAGGTCGGGAAAGTGCAGGAGCTGGCGCTCGGGTTCGGCGGCAGCACCGGCGCGTTCGCTGCGATGGGCCGGGGCTATGGCGTGCGGTTTGAAGAAGCGCAAGCGCGTCGGATCGTCGACGCCTGGCGCCGTGCGAACCCGTGGGCGGTGATGTTCTGGCAAGACCTTGAGCGCGCGTACATGAGCGCGATGCGTCATCCGGGCCATGAGTTCAACGCCGGTCGCGTGACGTATTTCTATGACAAACAGCACCTCTGGTACATGCTGCCCAGCGGGCGCGTGCTCTGCTACCCGTTTGCCAAGTTCGAGGGCGAGCATTTGACTTATGCGAAGGCAAGCTGGAAGCCTGCGGCTGATGCGACCGAGTGGCCGCGAGCGCGTCTATGGGGCGGGCTCGCCTGCGAGAATGTGACGCAGGCAAGTGCTCACGACATCCTGCGTGCTGCACTGCGGCAGTGTGACGGCGTGGTGGCGCACGTGCATGACGAGATCGTTATCGAGACGGCTGAACCTGAACGGGTGCGGGCCGAGCTTGAGCGTATCATGGTGACCCCGCCCGACTGGGCGGTGGGGCTGCCGCTCGCCGTTGAGGCCAAGGTTATGACTCGATATGGAAAGGGGTGATGTGATGTTGTTATGGGCTTCCGTGCCGGGCTATGAAGGGTTTTATGAAGTCAGCAATTACGGTGACGTTCGTTCGTTGACGCGGAGCGTGCCGTACGGTCGACATAAAGGAATGGTCTACAAGGGGAGGGACATCAAGCAGTTTGTGGCTGCAAAGTATTTATGCGTCAAGCTTGCAAAAGCCGGCGTCACAAAAACGGCATATGTCCACGAGCTGGTGTTGTTGGCGTTTGTAGGTGAAAGACCGAATCTGGGTCAGCGTTGCGAAATTCGCCACTTAGACGGCAACAAAATGAATAACAAACTGGAGAACTTGAAGTACGGAACTATCAAAGAAAACGCTGAGGATCGTAAATTGCACAAGCTTGGGCTTGTGGCCAATTCGTAAATAAAAACGCCCGCTGGCAGGCGGGCGTGAACCACAGGAGAAAGCGTTGAACTTCGTTGATTTTATCATCAGTCTGGCGCCCGAGGGCGAGACAGCGTTATTTGTGCGCCAGAAGCCACGCCGTGACGCGAACGGCGAATTGCAGTACCACGCTGACGGCGCGCTCAAGGCGTCATGGCCGGCATCGCTGCCGGACCTGTCGCGGGTGCGTGAGGGTGCCTGGTACGGCAACACCGGCAGCTTTGTCATCGATCGGTTCGAGCAGGGTCGACCGTCTGCGAGCGCGGCCAATGTCGACTATGTGCTGGTGATGGTGCTGGACGACGTGGGCGAGCCCACCAAGGCGCCGCGCACCTCGCCCGTGCCGCCGACCTGGGTCATGGAGACGAGCGCGGGCAGCTTCCAGTGGGGCTATGCCTTCGACCCCGAGGATCAGCCCACCAAAGCGGCGTACAGCGCCGGCATCCGCGCGATTGCCGAGGCCGGCTACAGTGACCCTGGCGCGATCAATCCGGTCCGCAACTTCCGCCTACCGGGTAGCGTCAACCTGAAGCCGGACAAGGGCGGCTTTCAAGCGCGTCTGGTCGAGTTCTACCCCGAGCGCGTCTACCGCCTGCTGGACCTTTGCGCCGCTTTGGGTGTCGACCCCGGCCCGGACGATAGCGCGGGCGTGCGGCCCGTGCGCCTGTCTGACGATGGGGCTGATGACGTGTTGGCGTGGCTCTCTGAACAGGGTTTGGTGCTGTCGCGCCCGAACCCCGAGGGCTGGGCTGGGGTCGTCTGCCCTAACAGCGCCGACCACAGCGATGGCAACCCCGAGGGCCGGTATCTGGGCCTGACGCGCGCGTATTGTTGTTATCACGGCCATTGTGGCGACTGGGACAGCGCGCGATTTCTTGAATGGGTCGCAGAACAAGGCGGGCCGAAGCATACGCCGGGCTTGCGGGACGAGCTTCTGACGCAGCGCATGTCCGAGGTCATGTCGCGCCTGACGCCGACCGAGGATTACCCGGATGCTGCGGCTGCGGTCGTGGCCGAGGTCGAGCGCCGCGAGGCCGGACGGTTAGAGAAGGCGGAATGGTTTGAACGGTATGCCTATGTCGCGGACGGGGACTGCTATTTCGACCTGACCGAGCGCCGAGAGTTGACTAGGCAAACATTCAACGCGCTCTACCGGCATGTGACGTGCTGGTCGGTGCATGCCACGGGCGCAAAGAAGCGCCGGGTTGAGGCGTCGATATCGTTTGACGAGAACCGGCAGAAGATGGGCGCTCGGGTGCTTGAGGGGCTGACCTATGCTGCGGGCGAGACGATCGTTTGCGCCCGTGACGGGCTTGCATTCGGGAACCGCTGGCGTGACGCGCGCCCCGAGGGCCGGTCTGGTGACGTATCGCCGTGGCTCGCGCACGTCGAGCGCCTGGTTCCTGACGCGAAAGAACGTGAGCACTTACTAACTGTGCTGGCCTTTAAGGTTCAGCATCCTAAGGTCAAGGTCAATCACGGCATTCTGTTTGCGGGCGTGCCGGGTTGCGGAAAGGATAGTCTTTTTGCGCCGTTTTTGTACGCGATTGGCGGGCGTGACCTTGGGAACGTGGCGCTGGTGCGGAACGAGGAAGTGACGTCATCGTGGGGTTACGCGCTTGAGTCTGAAGTGCTGGTGGTCAACGAATTGCGTCAGGCCGAGGCGAAAGACCGCCGCGCGCTTGAGAATCAATTGAAGCCGCTACTGGCCGCGCCGCCCGAGGTGCTGCCCGTCAATCGCAAGTATTTGGCGCCCTACATGAGCGCGAACCGCTTGCTGGTGGTGGCGTTCTCGAATGAGCGCATCCCGATCGCGTTGCCTAGTGACGATCGGCGCTGGTTTGTCATTTGGACGTCGGCGCCCCGTATGACCGAGGCGGAATCGTCGGCGCTTTGGGCGTGGTATATGGCCGGCGGGCGTGAGGCCGTGGCCGGGTGGCTGCGCGCCCGTGATGTCTCGGCGTTCGAACCTGGCGCGACACCCATGGTCACCGAAGCCAAGCGGATGATGACCGAGGCGGGCATGTCACCCGTGGAATCCTACCTTTTGGAATTGATTAGGGGCCGCATAGGCGAGTTTTCCTCGGGCGTGGTGTCTGCACCCTGGCAAGAACTTTGCGGGCGCCTGAGCGCCCTTGCGCCGTCTGGCGCGAGGGTGCCCGTGAGCGCGTTATTCCACGCGCTGGCCGAGGCCGGATGGTTGGATTGTGGGATGTGTCACTCGCGCGAGCATCCCACGAAACGTCATCTGTACTGTGCGCCGGATTTGGCCGAGCTGGGCAAGGCGGAACTGAGGCGCTTGTCGGAGCGCCCGCCGGGCGGTGGCGCTTTGCGCGCCGTCAAATAAAAAAGGGCGCCTTCGGGCGCCCTTGTTGTTTATGGGAAGGGTTAGAGTCTGAGCGCGACGGCCAGCACCGCGACTAGCAGACCGACTAGAATCGCTGCGATCATAGGTCAATACGCGAGGATTGGTGCACGCTTGGCGCGATCAAACACCCATGTGAAATAGTGCTCATATGGGACGTTTGAGCGCAACCCTTCGCCCGTCACCAATTGCACGCCAGGCGGCACTGGCGCGCTGTCGCGCACCAAAAACAATCGTCCAGATTTGCCCGGTTCGCCGTGGCGACAGTACAGATACAAAGGTTCGATAGTGCCGTCATTTGCGAGCATGCGCATCAATGCTTTGCCTTGTTCAGCGCATTCCGCGACAAGGGTTTGATATTCAGTATTCATGCTGATAATCCGAAAAAGAGTACAAGGCCGAGCGCGATGCCGGCGGCGATGAAAATGGCCCATTCGATGAGATTTGATGGCATGGTTTAGGCTCCAACGGTTTGCCGAGCGAGCGCCCACGCTTCACGCTCAGTGATTTGACGCATGGCGAGCGCGCGTAGGATGTCGCTCGGCAAAGTTGAAAGATCGGGCATGGGCGCCCCGTCCGGATATCGGCACTTATGCCGATCAAAACCGATTGACGTGCGGGCGGCATATAAACAACGAACACACTGATGACGCATGGTCAAGCTCCTACGTGTTTGACGGTGGCGCCGCGGCCATGAGCGCGGCGAAGGGCGCGCATGCGATCGGCAACCAATTTGCGGATTGCCAGCGAGCGCGCGGTACGGTGCGCAGGCAACACGCGAAAGTGCAATAGCGGGCTATCGCCGATAGTCGCATGCGCAGCGAGCGGGTCAAGACCGACTAGGCGCGACAGTTCGCGCGCCGTGGTGACATGCACCCGATAAACGGGGCGATTGAGCCATTCTTCGAAGGTCATCACTTGCTCTCCTGCATAGCGTGAATACGCGCGACGATACCTTCCAATTCGCAATCGTAGGCGGTGAAAACAATCCCGCCGCCGAATGATTTATTGTGAAACTTGCGCCCGCCCAGCTTGTTCGCCCATTTCACCGCGCGAGCGTACCGCTCTGATATTGTCATGTTGACGCGCGCATGGAATCGAGTGTTGAAGGTTTCAAGGTCTGTAAAGTGACAGACATGGCGCGGATTACCATTGACGTCATTCTTGACGCGGGTCCATTCGATTTGATGCTCTTGCATAATGTATCTCCAAAAGAGGCGCGCCCGTAGGCGCGCGGTTGATGGTTAGGCGAATAAATCTACTGACCAACGGTAGTCGCGAGCGCCGGTTGTGTCGTATGCATACTCCCCGGCAACTTTCTGGACGGCCTCCCAAGCGGTATCCGCCCAAGCGTACCCCCAGAAAATTCCATCGAAAAATACGTTATAGGTGTTCATTGTGTCGACTCCAGGTTAGCGCGCTGCGGTGCGCAGCGCATGGACAGCATCTTGTCACAGATTTTGTAGCAGTGTCAAGCGGTGCTCTAAAGTTTGTATCGTTTTTCACTACCCCACGCAAATTGTGTGGCGGGGCGCGACGCAACGTGTTGCAGGGTGAGCTGGGGTGAGGCGCGGGGCGCTGCGGATTGTAGACGTGCCCCTCGAGCGGGGTGCTGTGGGGTATTGGATATTAGATATAAAGTGTTATTTGTTATACTGTATATATATACAGTAGTGTAAATTATAGGGACTTTTTTTAGGGGGGTGCCCCAACTACCCCAACTACCCCACAACACCGGCGCCCGCAGCCCCACGCCCGCAGCCGGGTGCTGTGGGGTACCCCACGCAAAACGTAAAACCAATCAGGCATTGGGCTGCCCCACACTGCCCACACTTCCAACACCAGGCAGCACCAGGCGAGCGCCCTTCGATCCGTGGGGTGCTACCCCACGCCACCCCACGCACCCAAGGCAGCGTGACGTGATAACGTAACATCCGTGTGACGTGATAACGTAACGCTGGCAGCTTGGGGTCGCGTGGCGGAGAGCCCCCGGTGAGGGCCGGCGACCGGACCGGTCAAAAACGGAGGGGTTGCACAAATTTTTTTGCAAAATGCTATAATTACTTGCAACACTATTTGCAGCACACCATCTGGCCATGACCTTCCAATCCTTGCCGCTCACCGCGCGCAAACTAGAGGCGACCGAGGCGCGTTTGCAGCGCATCTACGAGGCTGCCAAGTTGGGTCTAAAGGGTGACTCGCTGGCGTTGAAGGCTGGCATGCTGCCGACCGAGTATCGGCGTCTGTGCGAGATGGACCCCATCGCCGAGATGGCAGAACAGAAGGGACGCGCTGACGCAGAAGGGGCGCTTGCGGCTGTGATGATGGACGCAGCTATGTCAGGCGACACCAAAGCGGCGCTAGAGATTCTTCGTCACCGACACGATTGGGTGGCTAAGCAACAAGTGCAGATCGACGTAGCGCAGCAGATCAGCGTAATATCCGCGCTTGAGAAAGCAGAGCAGCGCGTCATTGACGTGCAGGTAACAGAGCGACTGGAGCCAACACTTGCAGCAGCCGATCTACAACGCCTCTGATGAAATGCTCTTGATGACGCGGCTCTGGCAGCCGCGCATCAAAGACGATCCGGAAGCGTTTGTAAACTTTGCGTTCCCGTGGGGGCAGCACGGCACGCCACTGGCCAACTACAAAGGCCCGCGCAAGTGGCAGCGCCAGGTGTTGCGGAAGATCACGCAGCACATCAAAGACAACAGTGGGCGGGTTGATTACAACGTCTTGCGGTCTGCGGTAGCGTCAGGCCGGGGGATCGGTAAGTCTGCGCTAGTCAGTTGGCTTGTGCTGTGGATGCTCTCCACGCGCATAGGATCCACGACGATCGTGTCGGCCAACAGTGAGGCGCAGCTTCGCAGTATCACCTGGTCAGAAATCACCAAGTGGCTGGCGATGATGATCAACAGCCATTGGTTTGAGATCAGCGCAACCAAGGTCGCGCCAGCTAAGTGGCTGGCGGAGATCGTCGAGCGGGACTTGAAGAAAGGCACGCGCTTCTGGTCAATCGAGGGACGCCTGTGGTCGGAAGAGAACCCGGACGCTTACGCCGGTCTGCACAACCTGGACGGCGTGTGTTTGATCTTCGATGAGGCGTCAGGTATTCCAGACTCAATCTGGCAGGTGGCCGCTGGTTTCTTCACAGAAAACACGCCGCACAGGTTCTGGTTTGCCTTTTCCAACCCGCGCCGCAACCAAGGCTACTTCTTCGAGTGCTTCAACTCCAAGCGCGACTTTTGGTCGACCGAAAACATCGACGCCCGTGATGTCGAAGACACCGACAAACAGGTCTACGAACAAATCATCGCGGAGTACGGCGAAGACTCGATACAGGCCAAGGTCGAGGTGTACGGCGAATTCCCCAGCGCGGGCGACGACCAGTTCATCGGACCCGCGCTGGTTGATCAGGCGTTTGGCCGACCCAAGCACAAAGACGAAACAGCGCCAATTGTGATCGGCATCGACCCAGCCAGATCGGGCGGTGACTCGACGGTCATCGCGGTGCGCCAAGGGCGTGACATCATCGCAATCAAGCGGTACCGGGGCGATGATACGATGACGACTGTGGGGCACGTCATCGACGCGATCGAGGAGTACAAGCCGACGCTGACGGTGATTGACGAGGGTGGGCTGGGGTACGGCATACTTGACCGGCTGGTCGAACAGCGGTATAAGGTGCGTGGGGTCAACTTTGGCTGGAAAGCCAAGAACCAAGTGATGTGGGGTAACAAGCGCGCTGAGCTGTGGGGTGCGCTGCGGGACTGGTTAAAAACCGCGTCGATCGCGCCAGACAGGCAACTGAAGGCGGATCTGACCGGGCCGAAGACCAAACCCGACTCAAGCGGTACGATCTTCTTGGAGAGCAAGAAGGATATGAAAGCCAGGGGTCTAGCTTCTCCTGACGCCGCCGATGCGATCGCGGTGACGTTCGCATTTCCAGTCGCCTCCCGCGAACCCCGCGCAGCCATGCCCCGTCGCCACTACAGCGACCGCACCGCAGGCGCAACCGGCTGGATGGGCGCATGACCAAGAAGTCTGTCAGCCTGTCAGTGGGGCGCGGCGAGAAGCTGCCGACCAAACAAGGCGCGGGGCTGACGGCCAAGGGGCGTGAAAAATACAATCGCGCGACCGGCAGCAATTTAAAAGCGCCCGCGCCTAGCCCCAAGACAGAAGCAGACAAGGGGCGCAAGGCTAGCTTCTGCGCACGCATGGGTGGAGTAGCCGCCAAGGCCAAAGATGGCGAACGCGCCAAAGCGGCGCTCAAACGATGGAAGTGCTGATATGAAACCAGGTCTTTACAGTAACATCGCAGCCAAACGTGAGCGCATCAAAGCCGGATCGGGCGAGAAGATGAGAAAACCCGGCGCACCGGGCGCACCCACCGCCAAAGCGTTCAAAGAAAGCGCTAAAACAGCCAAGAAGAAATAGCCATGCCACTCGTCAAGTCGCCCAGCAAAGCCGCCTTCCGCAAGAACGTAGCGGCTGAAGTCAAGGCCGGAAAGCCTGTTAAACAGGCTGTGGCCATTGCGTACTCCACCAAACGGCAAGCCGCCAAGAAGAAATAATGGCCTACGACCCGACAGGCATCATTGGCGCGGCAGAAGTCTCGGATGTAGGTGGCGCGCCGGACAAGGACACTGCGCATAAGCTGTCGCAGATGCGCAGTCGCTTCAAGATGGCGGTGGCCGCGTACAGCGACACGCGAGAAGATCAGTTGGACGACCTGCGGTTTATGGCAGGCTCGTCCGACAACCACTATCAGTGGCCGGCGGATGTGCTGTCTGTACGAGGGTCGGTGCAAGGCCAAACCATCAACGCGCGCCCGTGCCTGACGATCAACAAGCTGCCGCAGCACGTGCGGCAGGTGACCAACGAGCAGCGGCAGAACAGGCCGTCGCCCAACGTCATCCCGGTCGATGACGACGCGGATGTCGAGGTCGCAGAGATTTTCGACGGCATGATTCGTCATATCGAATACATTTCAGACGCCGATGTAGCGTACGACACCGCCTGTGACAACCAGGTGACGTACGGCGAAGGCTACATTCGGATTCTGACCGAATATTGCGACGAGACGAGCTTTGATCAGGACATCAAGATCGGTCGGATTCGCAACAGCTTTTCGGTCTACATGGACCCG